CTTTGTTTTTCAAAAAATTAGAAACTTGTTCATTCATCAACATTTCGAAAAAACTTTCATTAAAGAACTTGTTCTCAAAATCATTATCAGTATCTAGAATTTTTAATACTATCTTAGAATCAGAATTATTAAAACATAAAGAATGTTCAAAGCCATAAACATATTTATTTTGCCTAGTGCTTAATAGTATAGCTTTACTTTCTTCAAATTGCTGCGTAGTATCCAAATAACTAGATTCCATAATCTTGTTTATGAGATTATAATCTTGAGTAATAATTATATTTGGAACGTAAATATTTGACATATTATATCTTGGGTAGTAATACTCTGTCGCCTACATTGAGTTCTTGAAACGGATCTTTAATATTATTAAACATCAGTATCATCCAATCATAGGTTACTGTATTATAGAATAAATCTGATATTAAATCGGGTCTATGTTCATACCCTGCTGGGATATATCCTACATCCACTTCTTTAGTTTCTAAACTTTTTATAAATTGATCTAGTCTCGAATTTAAAGAAGTAATTAAAGTTTTCCCTCTATGAGATACAACTTTATTAGAAATTTTATAATGATTAATATAATTCATGTTGAAGTATTTTATATCAAATTATTCCCACTGGGGTAACCCCAAAGGAATTAAGAACATTTTGAGCTGTATTAAAGATTTTAATTTCAGTGTCAGCTTGATTCTCTAAAGATCTAAATAATTGATTATTTGGATCAAGCGTCCCAGGGCTACCACTCTCTACTACAGACTCCCAGCCCGCTAAATTCTCAGATTCTTTAAACCTAAAAGGCACAAAATTTCTAAAATTTCCCGTCCTATTTTCTGACAGGTTTAGGTTAACCTCTATTTGTCTTGGAGTTAATGACAAAAGCTCATACCCGACAGGAGTATTTATTCTTATTGAATAATTAGTGCATACACATGGGATGTTGTTATACATTGTTCCATGATTTATGTAAATAGTAGGTGGCCCAAGGTGAGTTAAATCCGTTCTGTTTATTGTAGATGTTCTAATAACATTTATCCAAAGAATTAGATAATCAACAGCCTCCTCGGTCCCTACGTCTGGATACCCTTTCTTCATGTCAGGTTTAGACGAAAGAAAAGGATTAGTTAAGAAGTCTAACTTATTTTCAAAAAATCCAGTGATGGCTTCAACAGTTTGTGCCCAAACGGACTTCCTGTCTGTTGGTTTGAGTGATGGATTAATTAAAACTAAATCATCGTAAGCTCTTGAGTATGCTTTAAAAGTTATATCGTGAGAAGCTTGATTTTCTTTTAAATACTTATCTCTTGATTTAGGGTCTGATAAGAATTTTTTTCTCTCTAATGCCTTAGATTGCTTAAAAGTTTTTCTAAAATTATTAGAGAACATTTCATTCAGTCCAACATTATTAATATAATCAATAATATTTGGAAGAGTAATATTAAACTTCAAGGTGAATTCCCTAGACTTAGATCCCAGATATGCATATAGGCTTCCAGACCTACCTATTAAATCATAAGTAGCGTAATTAGGTCGCTGTGATTCAGATATCTCGATATTCTCCAGCATAGGGAGATATATCTCAGGTCCAGTTGGGTTGCCTGGATACTGATAGTATAGATATGACCTTTCCGCTAGGTAGCGTGATTTAACTATGTCTCTATATTGTTTTCCCATTATCTATTTGGCCTCATTGATGTGCTTGGCAATCCCTTTTGTGGGTCAGATACATCCAAAGACCTCCTTGCTAATCTTACAAGCTCTTTAGAGTTCTCTAACATTTCCCTGTCAGCAGATCCACGATTTTGAGCTAAGGCTATGTTACTCAACTGTGAAAGTATGTATCCTGATAGCATTGAAGATTTATTCAAGTTTTCTTGTTTATGTTGATCTACTGTTTTTTCATTTAATTCTTTTGTATCCTTGGAAGTTTCACCGAGGATATCAATAGCAACTCCAAGCAGCATCGCTACCGGACCTAGGAATGCTAAGAATTTACCAAACTTTCCTCCACCACCCATTGAACTATTAAATTTAGCAAGCTGGTTACTAATTCCCATAGTAACATTTAATGCTGTTGTAATTGTCTTCACGGCCAACAAAGCCCCGATTAGATTACCAAACCCAACTAATAATTTTGTCGGGATAATATTTAAAAGTTGTCCAAGATAAACAACAGCCATTTTAAGGGGATTTACTAAAGCATCCCCAAAAGTGCTAAAAGTATTCATCGCATCTGCTGTCTTATTCAAAGGTTCTTTTTGATCCTCTAAAGCTTTCTTTAATTGAATAAGAGCTAAAGCTTGTTTTCCCCCATAAGGAGTTAACATAGATTCTGCCATCTTAGCTGCCATCGGTCCTGTGCCTAGGTTTGATATTACATTTTCTAGCTGCCCTCCAGCCTGCATAATCATTTCCTTGACAGCTTGGGCTTGACCCTCAGGAGATGTTTGGGAAGTTATAGCATCTTCAAATCTATCCATCCCTAAATTAAGCAGCGCGGTTGTTTTGCTAGTGTCCCCCATAAATTTAGCTAATTGATCTACCAACCCACTCTTTGCAGCACCAAGAGTTGATCCAAAATTAGTTAATGCCTGAGTTAGATCTGCGCCTGTTCCTAATGCAGCTCTCGTATCCATTGATTGAGATATTGCACCAGCTAGGTTTAACATGTCATCTTGCCTAGTCCCCATAACCTTGGCAAAGTCTGCTATTTGAAATGCAAGATCCTGACCTTGTTTTTGATTCTGTAACAAGGTTGTTGAATTAACGCTAACAAACTTTATTAGTGATTGAGTGCTCTGATCAGATAACTTCATTCTACCAATCAATTTTAAAGTAGACTCGTTTAAATTATTTACGCCTTCCTCTCTGAAGGCAAGCATTTCTTCAGCTAACTGGTCAACGCTTATTCCCAGATTAACACTGGTTAAGTATTGCTTCATTGAGAGCCCTGTGTCTGCACCAGTTGCAAAGGCTCTCCTCATGAGAGGCTCCATACTTTTCGCGGCAGATATCCACTTTGCCATAGGACCATCATCGTCCCCTCCCTTGCCGCCTTTACCCCCAGACCCACCGCCTCCTGGGCCTCCTGGCCCTCCTGGTCCTGGAGGACCACCAGGACCACCACCACCTGGAACTGGGGGGCCTGCGGTCCATTTCTTCACTGCATCTTTAAATGTTTTGGAAAAGCTTACAAATTCTTTTAAAAAACTGCCCCCATGTTTGGACATTTTCGTAATTGAATCGTGAAAAACTTCTAATTCAGAAGTTAAGTCTCTAATTTCTTTCTTCATTTCTTAATTTCAACTTGTATCTTATATATATTAAACATCTCCGCTATATTAAAGGTTTTATAACTCTTTAACCCGAAAACACTCGCCATTGTCTTTTTTAAGTTATTATATCGAATTGACCTGTTGTTGTAAAATGTAGAAAATACAGTTGTCAGTCTGGGCAAGGTTTCGTCTATGCTGTAGCTACACAATAACATGTTATCCTGAGTTGATTTAAATCTAGCGTCTGGATTTGTATTAGTTCCAACAACTAATAATCTTCTAAAGTTAAATCTACCTTTATAGCTGAAAGCAATTATATCTCCTGGGCGAAGAGTCATAGGAGATACAGCCACTAACTTAATCTTTGCTCCGTCTCCGAATGATTCTGTAACAGCCTCAGAATATTCTCCCGGCAATTGTAATATTTGTAATATTTTGAAAAATACCATAAAATTTATGCCGAAATTAAAATCTTTCTCCTTTAATATATATTATAACTCCTGCTGATAACAGGAATAAGTAAGTGTTTATGAGTAATATAGATGTAGATATAGTAGACTTTTTAGACTTAATTAACTTTACCTTAAGTGATGAATTTCTAGATAAATGGAAATATAGATTTAGCTTAAAGTTCTTAAAAGAATTCCAAGCAAAAGTAATTAAGTCACTCAAAGATAGAAAGCCACTTAAGATCGAGTCTCTGTATAAGCATCTTTCAAAGAAGTGTGGCTACTCACCAGAACAGGTTAAGAACTTCTTTGAAGCGATAGATATTAAGATCTATCACCCGTTAGTTTTAGGCAAGGTTTCTTCCTTAGCCTTGAGTTGAGCCGTCTGCTCCTCGATCCTCTGCTGAATTGAGCACTGATCGTTAAATAGCGGGCACATTGGCTTATACTCACACCAGTCACAGAACTGGTTCTGCATGGCTGGGAATTCGTCCTTCTTCTTCTTACGAATCTTCCAGACCTTGGAGATCTCCTTCTCTCTCCAGGAGTTAACTGCTCCTTGCGTGAACTTAACTGATACTAAACTATCGGTTAGAGGGTAGTAATGAGCACAGTAGATCTCACTTAGCGGGATCTTAAACTCCTGGCTAACTGCAAAAGCGTAGCCCATCAGTTGCTTATCCCTGCCAAGCTCGACTCTAGACTTCTCCCTCTTGGAAGTCTTGTAGTCGATAATTAGCATACCTCCGTTGATCCCACGCACGATACGGTCTATAAATCCGTTGTATTTAATACCTTCCGCGAGATCCACGGAAAATTCGTGTTCGACGGCTACGGTTTCCCCCAGCCCCTTGTTAAACTTTAAAAAGTTATCGAGGCATTGGTGGATGCGTTCTTTGTATACAAGTGGAACCTTGTAGTCTTTTTTAATGTTTTCTGCAATTTTCTCTAGCTGCGAGATATGATTCTCGGTGTAGCCTAACTCAAAGATACGGTGAATATATGTTCCGAAGTCCAAAGCGTCCTCGTTTTTTGATGGAAACCCTGGGAGCTTCCTGATATATCTATAGTCATACTTGAGTAGACATTGGTCTATTACGTCAGATTTTGAATTACTTAGTCGGTCGATAAACATGATTACCTCAACTTACATTAGAGCCTACCTGCTGGAAAAGTTCAACGGTAAATACAGAATATTAAGTGGCGGACGCGAGATGGTCATCCCTTCAATATTTATGGACCGTGACCCGAAAAGGCACATGTCTATTAACTTAGACAGCGGACTTTGGCAGTGCTTTAAGTCTCAGAAGAAAGGTAATTTCATCCAGTTATACTCAGAGTTGGAGCACCTGACGTATAAACAAGCTTATTCTAAGTTTTTAATCGACGAGTTCTTCGCTGAGGAGAAAGAAGAGCCAAAGCAAGAACCAGTTAAAGTTTTAATTGAAGACGAGTTTAAGAACTTCTCTAAGGTTGACGCATTCAGCTTCGATGTGGAGCTTAACTCTTTGGCAGCGATGACACTGGTTCAAAGAGGCGTCCTCAATCAGGGGCCCTTCTATTACGCGCATACGGGCCCCTACATGGGCCGATTGGTCATCCCCTACTTGCATGAGGGTCGCACCATTTTCTTCCAAGCACGGGCCTTATACGCCGACCAGGAGCCAAAGTATTTGAACTTCCGTGGAGTGAAGGCATCTGCAATCCTATACCCGTTCGATTACGAGTCAGAAGAGCCGCTCTATATTTGCGAGGGTGTCTTCGATGCAATGTCACTTAAGGCTCTTGGCTACAATGCGACCACTACGATATCCTGCCATGTGTCCCGGGAGCAGATTGGACAACTGAAGTTCTACAAAGGTCCAATCGTAGTTGCTTACGACAGTGACGAAGCTGGGCTAAAGGGACTGCGTAACTTTGAGATCTTTAGACGCAGAAACCGCATGCCAAAGATTCACTACGCTCTGCCGCCAAAAAGATTCAAAGACTGGAACGAGGCTTACTGCCAGGACGTTGATGCTGTCCACTATGCTTGCAGAAACTACCAAGTCTTCAACCTCAATGAGTGGGATATTATGACAGAGTTAAATACATCGGGTCTGTGATTAGCGTCTCACCAAACACCGTATACTTAGCACGGATAGCGTAGACTCCTTGGATTGATCCGAATTTACCAGCGATTAACTGAGGGTGTGTTGGTAGCGTTGCGGTATCCCAAGAGAATATCATCACGTTGTCAGCGGACATACGAACCAATCCTGAAGTCTCTGAGTAGGATGAGACTGTTACATGTGATGGAAGATACTCGCCTTCGTTTATCTTCTCGATTTGGATCGCACCACTTGTAATGACGTTCTCGCGCAGGAGATTCTTCGTTGAATCTTCGACCACTCTATTTTCTACATGAACGTCGGTAGCAATCTTTAGATCTACCTTTGAGCCTAGTGTAACCTTGGAGTTAACTAGTCTGCTCTTAAGCTTGAGCATCAAAGGTTCAGTCAGGACTGTGAATCCACCTTTCCTGAGGTTAAATTCATTTACTACAGTCTGAGGCAGCGAACCCTCTACCCACTTGATAGTCCAGACATCAATGTAATCGCCAGTTCCCGAAGCTCTGTTTGGGATAACCTCATTCATTCCGTCCAGATTTATTACACCGGATGAATTAATGGTTCCGTCTAGGACTACAATATACTTTCCAACACCAGTTTTAAATATGCCACTGGTGGAGGCAATAGTTCCAGTGTAGTTTGAGGTATCGAATGCTGAGTTCGTGGTTCTTGCAGATGAAGCAGCAAAGTTCATTAGTATCGACCCGCTCACGTTAGCGGTATCAATAAGCTGCGTATCAACATCCAAGACTGAGCTTGGATATAGGTTTACAGCCCTTGAGAAGACCGTAACTGCGCTTATCTCGTAGGGGTCTGCATACTCCCCGTCTGACAGGAAGAAAGCTTGAAGCCCGACCTTGGACAGAACCACAGGTCTGTTGTGACGATCACTAATGCTTAAGTTGTTCAATTGCATCTTTCTCAGCCTTTAATTCGTCCGAATAAAGTTTTAAAAAGACGGCTCGTTCAAGCTTAGTCATAACCTTAACATCGGAGTAAGCAAACCTACACTTGCTTACCAGTATGTAGGCTTCCAACAAAAGGTTTTCTAAATTTAACTGTGATGTTAGGTCACTGAAAAAAAATTTTCGTTGATTGGGACCTCCATCTGGCTCTCATGCCCACAGGATCCACATTCAAAGATAAATTTAGGATTTAAACCAAGATCATTGCGCATAATATTATTTAAAATAAATTTAATGTCCATAATATGCATTCTTGGTATCGCTTTTGCAATAAAAGCTGGGTCCGACTCCTCGTTAAGCTCGGTGACGAATCTCCAAATATTATTATAAATCTGCTCTTGGCTATTTAAAAAGGCTTCGTCGGACACCCGAGGGAATCTAACCTTAGCAGTCTTCTTTAACTTAGGTAAAGTTATTAATCTAGGGTCGGTGATCTCCTGGGGGACGTAATTTATAACTAAATCGTCCAGGTCCACGTTGATCTCGGCACCAGCCCCACAGCTAGGGCAAGTGATCCCAGCAGGATACTTTGACCCATAGGAAATTGATCTAATTTTTAATAATAAAAATAATTTATCAATTAAAAGTAAGGAATTAATATCAATGCCCTTGATACACTTACTTAAAATTAAATTTACTGGATTAATATTATTCTTAGAGCTTGAAGCTATCTGCTTTTCATCTTCAAACTTTATTGGGCTTATGGTTACGTCAGATACCTTGTTAAGATAAAATCTTCCCTCTGACGGGAGCCTAACTACGACATCTGCCTCTAATGGCAGTTCCCCGAATAACTGATCTAATTTTGATTCTCTTTGATCTGCAAACTTATCTAAATTTGACATAATTGTTTCCTACTAACTATTATAGTAGGGATGAAAATTAGATCAGGCATTATAGATTCAATAATAGAAACAGATAACCCTAATATTATAAAAGTTTTATCTGATAAGTGGGCGTTCCATGTGAATGGCTACCAATACACCCCCACCTACAAGCGGGGACACTGGGACGGAAAGAAGCGGTTCGTATCAGCGGCTGGCAAGTTCAAGACGGGAATGCTGGCAAACATTCTTAGAGATCTCAATCAAGTCGGTTGCACCCCAGAGGTTATCAAAGAACACGGAGAGGGACCCAAGCTAATTTTCAAGCGCAATATCAAAGAGTTCAAGCTCCATGATTATCAGCAGGAAGCTATCAGTAAGGCATTGGTCGCTGAGAGAGCTATAATCAAGTCTCCTACAGGATCAGGTAAAACTTTAATTATGGCAGCAACTCTGACTGCCTTTCCGAAGTCTAAAATTACAATCCTGTTTGACGAAAGAAGCATTCTAACCCAGACGTATGAATACCTCACGCGAAAGTGTGGATTTAAGGATGTCGGAATAAACTTAGGCGGAGACTTCAAGGATGGGCGTATCATGCTCTCAACCGTGCAGAGCATTGATAAGATCCTAGACAGCCACCTAAACCAATCAGAAGTGTTGATGGTAGACGAAGTTCACAAGTTCTGCCGTGGGGAAATGACCGTTGCAGCCATCCAGAGCTTCCCCAATGCCCGCTACCGCTTCGGATTCACTGCCACCATGCCAGATGACCGGATCGGAGAATTGACGCTTGTAGGGGCCTTTGGTGACGTTATAGAGACTAAATCAACTCAAGAGTTGATCGCTGAGGATAAACTGGCAAAGCCCATAATACAAATGTTGGAGTATGAGGATGAGATATCAGAACAGGATTTGGACAGCGATTACGCTACTATCTACGAGAGGTTTATTATCACCTCCGAGAAGAGAAACGGGATCATTTTCAGTTTGGCTGCAAAGATTGCTGAAGCCAATCCAGAAGCTAAAGTTTGTATTCTCGTCAAGAATCTTGAGCATCTTCAGACGCTGAGGAATGCCATACCTAACTCATTCACGTTGGAAGGCATCAATACCATTCACGAACGTAAGGAAGCTATCAAGGATTTCCTTGAATGTGATAGCGCAGCCTTCCTAATCGGAACCAAGGTATTGCAGACTGGCATCAATATTGAAGAGATTACACACCTAGTGAATGCCAGAGGTCTGAAAGATAAGATTCCAACTTTGCAGGGTCTAGGTAGAGGAATGAGAAAATCTGTTGGAAAAACCTCTGTAATGGTATATGATTTCTTTGATCACATTCCTTACTTGAGGGAGCATTCAAAAGCCAGAATTAGACACTATGAGGACGAGGGGCATGAAGTCTCTCGGATAAAACTATGAAGAGAGCCGAAGACGTATTAGACAGCCTTTACAACTTCACTGAATCACAGAAGATGAAGCTTGAAGCATTAGCCGCACAAATCAACAGTATTAAGAACGAAAAGATTAGCAAGGATACTTACGATACGTTAACTAACGTATTTCAAGAAGTTCACATGCTTCGGGATAATGTTACGATTAGGTTGTTGGCTAGTATGAAGCGTGGGGATATGCTCTAACTATCACCTCTCAACAATAGTAATATCCCCTGTTATTGTCGTAGCCGTAGTTGCAGATGATTTGTGCATCCAAAGCAAACAAGAATCGTTGTAAATTCTAATTCCAGGAGCTTGCTCTATTACATTTACTCCTATATTAGCCACTGGAGTTGAGAGATTTAAAACTGGTCTAGCTACGAACACAGATATAGCACCACCACCTAGGGAGGTGTTTAGAGTTATTGATTGAACGGATTGAACACCAGAATCTCCTGCCGCTAGTTGGAAAAACACGACATTCCCAATAACTGGAGTTGCTGGGAACATATCGCCAGCAGTGTTGCTTAAGGTCGCAGTTCTAGAACCAACTCCTTTTGAGTTTGTGTAGGTGATTGTTGAGTTGCTTATGGTTCCTGCATTAGTGTTTGCTGTGGTAGTTAGAACTCCAAGCCAGCAATTCTCACCAGAAACATCACCGTTGCAATCTCTTGCAGGGAGTGGCCCAGGCATAGTTATTGTTTGAGCGGTTGTTGTAGTAACGTTTATTCCGGTATTAACCCAAAGAATATCCATTAAAGCAAAGTAATGCGGGGTCGTTGCGACTATTGCAGCTTCGGTAATGTATAAGTTCCCAGTGGTTGGAGTCCATAAAGGAATACATCCCGCATCCGTAGTTGAAGTTCCTGAGGTATTCCTACCCCCAGTTCCAGGAGTTCCAGGCGACCATGCGCCAGGGAAGCCAGTATCTTTTGAATAGCTATACCAGTATGCCGCCGCATCTGCTGCTGTTCCAACTTTATAAAAAGCTCTTGGTTTTCCTATAACTCCAGTATCTTCAGGTGAATTAACTTTTTTTCTTCCCACTGAATCAAATATATTCCAATCTGCACTGTCATTCCATATTAGGGAATCTCCCTGAGATAATGTGCAGTTGAATAATTTATAACCTGTTCCACCCACATCTTTTTGAACCGAAATAGTGTTTGCGCTAGTTGAGTTATTAAAAATATTTATTGATTTTATTCCACGATTAATACCCGTTCCGGGGGCCGCAGCTATTTCAGTTGAAGTGGCTGTAGTTATATTCCCCTGGGAATCCCCGGGGGTGAACGATGAAGATGTCACATCATTGTAAGATACAACATAATCCACAGATCCTGCACTGCCTGTGGTTAATTTTAGAGATTTATTAGTAGAAGTTAATGCTATAGCCATTTAGAATCCGCCAAAACTTTGCGTTATTAATGATTTTGTCAATCCATCTGCTGGGGATGGTGCCCATGTAGTTCCATTATAGACTAAAGTATGATTCGTAGTTGGTGTAGCTGTGGATATTGATACACCTTGTAATTTATTTGCATTCCAAGTTGCAACTCCAGATGGAAGGTTTAAGTAAGTTGTTGCTGATATAGATAGAGATGAGACGCTGCTAGTAATTAATCCGCTTGCAACTCTTAAATTACCTATTCCTTGCTGAGTTAATACGGTATTACCAACATTTAGTGTAGTATTAACAGATACTGTAGTTGAGTTTATACTGTCTGAAGTAACACCGTTAGTTACTGTGATATCGTCAGTAAATAGCTGCCCCCCAGTCTCATGGTCGATATATAAACTTTTAGATGCATAATAGAATGCATCCGCAGCGTCAAACCCGTCAGATGTCCCATTAAGGAATTGAATTGCCCCTGGGACCGTTCCACCTGGGGGTGAGCCGCCTCCACCCCCTGTCTGATCTGTTGCGGGAACCCATTTAGATCCATTCCACTTCAATACTGAGCTTAAAGCTGGGCTTGTAATTAATACATCCGATAACCCACTTAAAGCTGAAGTTGGAAGATTTCTATAAGTTGTGGCAGATAAAGTTGTTGCACTTAGAGTTCCAAAGAAGAAGGCTCCGGTAACGCTATCCCCTGAAGCATTAATATAATTATTGTTTAATGTTGTTAAATCCCAATGGACAGCAGAAGCTAAATGTCCTGTTACAGTATTGCTAAGTTCTAGATTTGTAGAAGTTAATACAAAGTTGCTTCTTGAATAGGAAGTTACTTCAAATACGCCCGTTCCATTTAAACCTGTGACGCTTGGGAGATTCAGGTAATTTGTAGCACTAAAATTTGTTGCACTAAGGCCACCAAAGAAGAACGCTCCGGTAACACTATCCCCGGAAGCATTAATGTAATTGTTGTTTAATGTTGTTAAATCCCAGTGAACCGCTGAAGCTAAGTGGTTTGAGACTGTAGATGATATACTTGCCGTGGAAGCTTGTAGATTGGTTACTAACGAGCTAAGATTGGTATTTACTGAAGTTAATACATAATTACTTCTTGAATACGAGGTAACTTCGAAGACACCAGTTCCAGCTAGTGCAGATACATTTGGAAGATTTAAATAAGTTGTGGCTGATACAGATCCAAACTTACCCTGCCCGGATATGTTTATAGTTTGGACATTCTTAAATGTATTGCTAGAACTTTCATAAGATATCAAGTCTCCATTTACCAAGCTTGAAGCTAAGTTCATTCCAACGATATCATTTATTTCAGGAACGGTTTCAATTTTTACATAGATTGATCCATTAGGATTCTGAGCCCTTAGGACATATCCGACTGGGTGAGGCTCATATGGAGGTTGTGGTCTTACGTTGGATAGTTGGCCGTTTGAAGATACATACAGAATATCTCCTTCTGTAAATGCCGCAGTGTTTAATCCATTGCCTGCACCCCCTGTTCCGCTCAATACACCTTCAGTTATTATGTATCCAAAAGCATCATTTAGTATTTGAGATTGAGCTAATCCGAATACGTGATTAGATAATCCAATAGCTTCAGGGATATGATTATTAACTGAAGATAGAGGAGTTATTAGAGCATTGTCACCTGTTGCTCCCGTGATCGTTACTGGCGTCCCCTTGGGTATCGTCTGACCTGTGGTATTCTTTACATACTTTACTACTGTTAATGTTTCAGTTGATCTAAATGCATTTGTTGCACTGAGAGCTGCTGACCATACTAGTGTTGAGCTTGGGAGATTTAGATAAGTTGTAGCTGATACCGTTGAAGATTTTATGTCATCCACAAATAAATTTGTGCAAGTTATAGTTTCTGAGAAAACATCGGTAGTTGCACTTAATGTATTTAAAAGTATGCTATCATTGAAATTGTTTACGGTAAATAGGGATGCATTGTCTGTTTCTCCTAGTGCGCCGCAAGGATCTATATATGCTAAACCATACACAGTCCCAGTGGCTGCTACAAATGTTGGCGGGTCTTCAGTTGTAGGGTCTACGGAAGGTCCAACCGCAGGATTAGCTATATATCTCCCTAATACTAAAGATGTTCCTGCTGCCCCGGTGGTCCCACTTCTAATTCCAGCAAGTGCAATTCTTTGAGTAAATAATGTAGCAGAGGGGTTGGCATCCCCAGTGATTAAAGCATTCGCACTAAACCACAAGGAGCTTGCTACTGTCATTTGGCCCTGAGCAACTAGTGTTGGGCTACCGTAGTATATAAAATTTCTTCTTGGAGTGCTGAAGGGGAAAAATGCGTTTGTAGATACAGATAACGAGGATAATGCTGTTGATCTAAAATTTGTAGACGATAGGGTATTTGTAGAGTTAGTCCAAACGAGGCTGGGAGAACCTGAGAAAGCTCCACCATTATTAAATTGAATTTGAGTTGGGGATCCTCCTGCGGTTGCAGCAGCAGGGGCATCATAATACCAGCCATTGGTGAATCCTGGGATACCGCTTAAAAATATTAAAATATCTCCATTCTTCGGTCCAGGTTGAGTTATCCCAGATACGAGAGGATATCCTGAAAGTTGATTAGCATTCCAATATGGACTTGCAGAAGGGAGGTTTGAATAGTATTGTGCTCTAAGTGTGCTTGTTGCTAAATCATAAGTAAGCCCATCGTTACCGCTGAATACAGGAGAATCTATTCCAGGGTCATAATTTATTTGAACATTTTTGTTTCCGCCGCCTGGAGTTCCCCCAGCTAGGCCAGTATCATCTGCTTGATTTGTCCATTTCTTTAGGCTGTTATCCCATTTTAACGCTTGTCCACCTGTAGGGCCAGCTATTTGAACATCAAGCAAACCTGCTGACAAAGCTAAAGAACCCGACCAAGTATTGAAATTAGTTTTTGCTAAATAAGTTGTAGTCGCATTAGACTGGGTTAGATACTTGGAAGCTAGAGATTGTCCGCCTTCAAGCATTGTAGTAGCGCAAACTGTTGTTGAGGATACAGTAGGGGACTTTAATACAAAAGTGCTTTTATCGTAGATTAATCCAGCATCAGTATTGAATGTTCCTGTTGGATCTGCTTCAAAATATAGACCCCCAGGAGGTGGAGAGGTTATTGATCTTGTAGCTAAATTTCCTAGCTCAAGAGTTGTTCGCATTGCAGCAAAAGTTGTATCGTCTAATAAATTTCTAGCGTTAGGTGTAAGTGTAGTTGTTGTTGCTGTATTAGTCCCGGTAAAATAAATTAATTCGTTAGCTCCTGGATTTAAAGACGCTATGGACTGCAAGACTATATCACAAACTTGATATTTATTAACTAAGGAAGTCCCACCTTCATAAATTGTCCCTTGAGCATAGACTTCACAAACATTGAATCGACCAGTCCCTGTCTCAATGTTCAACCATGATTCGCTCCCCAACGTGGTTGAATTTATGATATATGGAATTCTTCCTGGCTGGTTAGGGAATGAATTTGTTTCTGCAACACCAGTCCAAATAAATAAGCCACCTGAATACTTTAAAAACGTATTGTTTGTCGTTGGGGCAATTATGTTTTCTAGATCCCCGCCAGAGTTACCAACTAAAATTGATTTATCAGTAATAGTTAAATTTGCTAAAGAAGTTAAATTCTCACTATATTCTTGTATATTTGTGCCAGGGACTAAACTAAGATTAGATCTTGCAGCCGCAGCGGATGAAGCTCCAGTTCCGCCATTAGTAATAGGCAATGAGCCACATACTTGATTGCTGGCTAAATTTACTTTACCTTGGGTGGATAAAGTGGTTAAGAATGCGTCTTTACCCTGATACTTATCTGATAGTAAAGTTCCACCTTCATTAAATCTAATTGCACAAACGTCACATACGTTGTTGATGGAATAAGTAGTTAGAATTTTTGTTGCGCTTGCGTAACTTAGTTCTGAATAAGTAACAAGCTGAGTTGTGCTATTAGTTATTGGGATTCTTCCTGGATCACTGGGGAAGGATGTTGAGCCTGTGCCTGTTCCGGTAACGGCACTCCAAGTAATTGACCCACCCTTGTAAACTAAATAAGTATCATTTGTCGTGGGCGCAGGGATATTATTTAATGTAGTTGGAGAGGTTATTCCATCTAGATGAGTTAAATTTAAATTATTACCATCTATTTGATATTTACCTATTGCTGGAATACTAAGATTAGTCTTATTAAATGTAAAATCAGATGCTGTATCTAAATAAACACTATCTCCATCGTTAAACCAATGTGCTACGCCATCTGGAACTGGGGGTTCTGCATTGTTAGTTCCACCGTGATCATGGCTTAAGGGATTGGCACCATACCCAATCTGAACTGACCCGTCCCCAGCTAACCCCGGCTCAAGGAAGCTATTTGTTGGAGTCACTAAGGTTCTTATTACAGGATTGTTTGGATCAGTTAAAATTACTATTCCGGTTCCTGTGCCCGTGGATTGAACAGATAACACCCCGGTAAAAGATACGTTAGATTCAAAACCTAAATAATCAGTCGCACTTATTGAGCTTACAACTATGTTTACAGCAGAGAATGAGCCTAAGGAGCTAGCTTCAGCTAACCCTACAGGAATTAAAGTTCCATTCCTATTTTCTAACTGATAAACTAATGGATATTGCCCTTTCTCTGTCATGATATTCTACTGTATATAGGGGCTACTGCTTCCAATCCCCGCTAATCTTAACCCCTGGATCAGCAAACTTCCATTGCCCATTAACTTTAACATAGGGGTCAGCTTGTTTCCAGGTATCATTTACTTTTATGTAAGGCGTAGTCGCAGTCTCAGAAACTCTAAATGTTATATTTACATCTGGATTTAAATCTGGATCTGTGGTGCTGCTAGTTTGTTGTTGCAATATTTGGTAAATCTCATCAGTTATCTTAGCGTATCCTGAGAAGTTATAGTGAACTCCATCTACAAGATAAACACCGACTCCCGTTGGTGGCAAATAAGGAGTGATCCTTAGCGGAACTAATGTAGACGATAATGCGCTTGTGGTGTATAATCGTTCTTCTATACTAGAGAATGATCTCACTTTATTGTTAAATTTCTTTAAATAATCATTTAACAACTCAACATAGAATCCTTCATCTTCGTATAAAGGTAAAGCCCAAATATAATTTGTATAGCTTAGATCAACGTCTAGCCTGCTGGTGCCAAGTATTCCACCTATACCAGAGATTAAAGAGCTTACTTCTGTATCAATTAAAGAATTAATTAAATTTAAATCTTTGTAAGGATTTACGGATGTAACCCCAAGAGTTGCAGTCACGCTATTTCGGTTATATAATCTCTCAGCAGTTTGAATTGGAACATTAGTTCCCAAGAAAATTATTACTGCTTTAAGATCAACATGCTTGTAAGCAGCACTTAAATTTAATATAGCGTCAGTTGCGAAAGTATTAAATCTAGCAAACATCTCATCTGAACTGCTAACGCTCCAATCTAAACGATTAAATCCTGCAACTGGGGGTGGCTCTCCCTGGGATTCATATGTGGCGGATGTCCCCGAAACTGGCATAGTTCCACCATCAGCATACTTTATTATGTATACGTCTCTTTGCCCTGAATTTTGTCGCATCTTCCAGGCTAGCGTGCTCTCTAATGATGCTACCCCGGTTACGTAATAACCCCCGTAATAATTTCCTGCATGGACATTTAACCCAGGTTTTATTATTTCAAAAGTATTTGAAGATGGAGCAAAAATATAACATCCAGTCAGTTCTGTGGGCATTGCAGAGTAATTAGTATTTACTCGGTCTGCAAATTTAGAATCATATCCTGCCGCGATTGAATCTCCGATTATTACATAAACATCAGCAATAGAACTTCCCGCATAAGACGGAACTGTGGGTGCAAAATCTCTTGGTATAGGCTTGTTATACCAAACAAAGTAATCATCCTTATTTACATTAGTAAGAGTTTGATTGTTGATAGTTACATTAACGAAAGATACGTCATGGGGCCTATACTGTCTTTCCCTACCATTTTTTCCAAATAATTTATTATCCCTAATATAATTAAATTTACTATTTGGGTGTGAACTAACTGTAATATCTTTAAATATTATTCCTGATAACTCACCAAAAATAGGGCTGTAGTCGTAGTAAGGATATGGTCTTGGCCCAACATCAAACAATGGTAAATCAATAAGATTCTCTACTCTAATTCCAGAGAATATATGGTTTGTTACTGCTATTGAGCTGAAATCATTATAAAATGCTTTCCAAAATCTTTTTCTATCAGTAGGGGAAATTCCAAAGACAGCGTTTGTAAAACTTCCCTGTAAAGGAACACCCATATAGTTGTAGGAGGGTGCTGAATAAATTCTGCAATCCATATCAACTGCGGAGAACCAATGATCATACTGATTACGATAATTATTATAATTATAATCACCAAAGAAAGTTCTGAAGCAGCATCCAGCTAATGTCACAAAGTAGCATCCGCTAAGTAAGCAATCTCCTCCTCCTTGATTGCCACCGACATAAGTTGTATCGTCCGCTGTTTGCAGGAATGATCTTGTCATACTTGCATACTTATCTGCATCAGGGACACTCCAGTGATCTTTGATATGGAATCCATCCGTATTAGGCCATTGGGATATTAACTTTGTATTATCTACTAATTTAAAATTACAAGATCCAGCATACGCAATTGAGTTTACTATTGTTGGGCCGATTAATTTTATTGCGGATGGATCTACATAGGAAGCTGGCTCACTAAACCCGCTAAAAGAGTATATGGGACATCTTTTTAGCTTATCCTCATCAGTGACAGAAGGAGCTTCAAACCCTACAGTGCCCCACCAATTATCGTAATAAGGTATGCCCGCATCTATCACTCCTGGTCCTGAGAAAGTTACATTGTATTTACCTCTTACGCTAAATGTTCCGTCCACGTAAGCTCCAGGGGCTAAGTATACAGTATAATTACTGTATGGGACATTTAATCTCCAGGTATACTCAGGACCATCAGAGAACCCTGGGCCGAGCAAAGAATCTAATGCTGTAGTTATAGCACTAAGTTCCCATATTCCTGCTGATACATAAAAATATGATGTTAAATTTCCTATATTCTGCACTGGGGGAGGGACATCTATTGGATTTGCAAAAACATATAATGGGGTTGATAAATCATTATTTATATGAATAATTAATTTATCATATGCTTCAATTCCTGATATTTCTATAGCACTTGAATTTATAGTTGACCATTTAGCATTAAAATCTTTTCTATAAGGTCCAATATCAACTGAAGTTATATTTCCTTTTTTATACCCTACTCTTATTTTGCTTGTGCTATCTGTTCCGTAATTTAAATAATTGAATTGAGCCTCAGTTCTATCTCTCCAGAGGCTGTATGTATATTCAGGAACTCCTGTGACTCCATTACCATAAACAGTCCATGCACTTTCAAAGGGTGCCCACGAATCAGGATCACCAGCTTTGTATACAAATGCCGCACTGTATTGAGATGCATTATCATTGTAAACACTAACTTCAAATGCAGTAGAACTTACGTGAGAATAAGTAGAAAGTGCGGAATTTCTTATTGGGTAAGCATCAAGAAATAAAGGATTCTGGATGAAAGGATTAGGATAAACTTGAATCATTTTCTGCACTACGGTATGTATCTAAAATATATGTCACCGTTACTGCCTATGCTATTATCTGGAACTCCTGTCGCCTGATAAACTGCATATCCTGGCTTCCATTTTTGCCCTGTTGAATCATAAGTTATTGTCTGGTTATTAGAGGTTGGAGTTGGTGATCCTGCGGAACTGGTATCCTTTCCAAATATGATATAGGTCGTTGCAGATGCAGTCTGAAGGAAAGTTGTGCCAGCTAAATTAGCACCAGCCCTAGTTACTAAATAACCTAAGTTAGATACACCTCCATCTGCCTGATAAACATTAGATACTATAAAATTTTTAAATGTTGGTTCGTAATAAATTTCAGGAACAGAACTAAATCCCCCATCAGCAGCTTTGAATTGAAATCTAGACACTTCACCAGCGGAGTGAGCATTTTTTATGTATGGGGATAGTCCTGCCGCTGCGAGGGCGGGAGTGACGTTAGTTATGGTCCCAGCACCGACAGCTAATATGTCAAAAGGTTGAGGATTATTGTAAGATATAGGTATGCCACTTAAAGCATTCGCATTCCAAGTGGCTGTTCCTGACGGCAAACCTTGATATGTCGTAGCTGATAACGTAGTTGCAGATAGCGCAGTTATTCTTGAATTTATTGCAGATAAGTTTGTAGCTGATAGATCTATGGAAGACAGCCCAGTCGAGGATACATTACTTACTACAGCACTAAACCCTACTATGTTTGTTCCACCTAGATTCGTAGCAGAAATTGTCCCCAATGAGATTGCGCCTGAGGGGGTCCAGACTGATCCGTTATAGATTAATACGTTATTAAGAGAGGGTGCGGTTGCAGTTACAGTGATTCCTTGAATTGCGCTCGCATTTGTTTTTGGAAGATTAGCGTGTATTGAAGGTTGAAGATCAGGGTATATCGCCCCAGCATAATCGGTTAATGTTCTTTTTTCAAAGTATCCAACTCCAGGTGCTCCGGTTTGTGTAAATGCTAAGATATCATTCTGTATTAGAGTTCCCTTTGAAATGCTATAACCTTGAAGTTTAAGTGCATTCCAAACTGGCTCTCCTGAAGGCAGATTAAAATAGTTAGTGGAAGATATTGAAATTGAACTTAAACTAGTTGAGTTTAAGTTTGTAGATCTTAAATTTACTGAGCTTAAATTTGTTGAACTTAATTGTGTAGATTCAATTCCATTAAAAGTTTGATTATACTTTACTGAGTCTACACCACTGAACACTCCATTATTGAACTGTATGGAGAATCCTGTCCCACCTGGAGTCCCACCTCCTGGCCCACCCGCTACGGAAGATGGTTGCCATACTCCATCAAAATATACTAAAGATTGGTATTGTAGTGGTGCAGTAGAGGTTACAGGGATTCCTCTAATTGCGCTTGCATTCCATGTTGCAAGTGCTGATGGTAAGTTCTGATATGATGTCGCTGATATGGTTACAGAGCTTAAGTTTTGTAAATAAAAACTTCCTGTTACTGAATCACCAGAAGAATTTAAATATCTATTGTCTAAATTTTGAAAGCTTAAAGCTTCCAAGGCGGCATTGTAATTTGTAGCGCAGACAGTTACAGCAGATATTGTAGTAGAAGATAAATTAGTTATTCTTGAACTTCCCGCTGACACAGATACCGCTAAAATTTCTTCTGCTGTAACTAAATTATTAAATACAGCGTCAGTGGTCGCACTGAGATTTCCCACTACAATTTCTACAGCACCTAGTCTAGCGTTGGATTCATCGTAAGTTAGCCCACTGTCTCCACCAAATTGAGTTGAGTTTTTTCTGTATTGAATTTGCCCATCCGATCCTCCCGGTAATCCAGCACCCTCTACAGTCAACCCTTGATAATTAATTGCACTTAATGTTCCTATCACAGCAGAGGTTACATAAATTGCACTAGCCTCGGCCAACCTTACAGGGTTTCCGTTATCGTCTACATGTAGAATTATTGGATGCGGGGTTGGGCGGGGGCCTGTTGTCATAATTTATCACTCCATTTCTGGCTTCTTGGACTTCTTCTTTGGCATTTCCTCCTCAGAATCTTCTTCCTCTTCTTCTTCCTCTCCGTTGTGTGAATCTATGTCGATGTGGACTTCATCCTCACCTTCTCCGGTGTCAATGTCTGGCATGTCTTCCTCTCCTTCCATTTCCTCTTCACCTTCCATGCCTTCCATATCACCTTCCTCTCCCATGTCGAGATCAGACTTTAGTGTTGAGATTAGCTCCTCAAGCTCCTTGAGATTATCTATCAGTTCGTCCTTCTCAGTGAACTCAACTTCGCCTTCCTCTCCTTCCATGCCTTCCATCTCGCCGCCTTCATCTTCCATCCCTTCCATGCCACCCTCTTCGTCGCCCATCTCTTCTTCGGCGGCAACTTCGCTTGCGGCATCTTCTGCGTCCATGGCTGGGTCCATATCTTCTTCTCCACCCTGCATTTCGCCTTCCTCGTCCTCCATGCCAGCTAACTCGCCACCATCGGACTCATACTCACCCTCGCCTTCAGGCATCTCCTGACCCATGCCCTCGGCACCCATGCCTTCCTCACCCTCTTCGCCTCCCTGGCCCATTGCAGCGGCTAAAGCTCCAGCAGCGTCTCCGCCACCAACTCCAGCTTGAATCATCTTCAATACTTGGCCGATCTTACCAAGATCATCAGCTACCTTATCAAAGTTAAGGTAGTTGAGTAATGAAGTCTCATTCAAGCTTGAATCGTATTCGCAGAGATCAAAAACTTCACTTAAGAAATCAGAAACGTCGATTGATTCAATACCATTCTTCTCCTTGAGCATCTGAGCAAATTCAACAAGGACTCTGTTCATATTAGAGTTTCTTGGAGCGATTTGGCTTAGACATTCAAAGATGAAAGATTGCGTCTTGATTAATGAATCGAACGTGGGGTTTGCAGTAAGAGTTTGGACGTTTACTCCATACTTCTCGTTTAGAAGATTTGTTAAGTGATTCTTCACTGGCTTCTTAAATTCGAAGATCTTAGCAACAAAACCCTTTATGTCCTTATCTGGTATTCTGTTATCGTCTACCAGGAGATCCAAGTTACCCTCGACCAATGAGGAGATTTGCTTCTTAGTAGCCATGGCGAAGTATGGAACTTCGTTTACAATCTCGGCTACTAACTGCATTATATTATCATTCGACTCATAGATGTATGATGGTAACTTCTGGATCTTTTCGTTTGTAATCCAAATTGTATCGAGGCTCTGCTTGCTCTCTAAAAGCTCTTTAGCAATAATCTCTTGCTTGCAGAGGTGATCGTATATCGTGCTATTGATAGCTGAAGGAATTGAATACTTTCTATCCTCCGCTAATTGCTCTATGCTTAGTCTTGGAAGATCAAATGACTTTGAGATCACTGAGGACAATCTTACTGAGCTTCTGACCTCTGGGGACAGAGCAAGATCTCTATTCTCCCGAAGAACTCTGACTAGCTCATCCTTCATCTCAGCTAATCTTCCAAATTCAGGAGTTGACAATATGTTGAATGATTCATCAAACTTCTGAACTTTATCGACTAGTCTTCTGTTAATCTTCTCAAACTGCAACTTGCTTTCCCACAAGTTTAAAACTCCATCGAAGCTGCTCTTAGCGTCCGACAAATCATTTTCGAGCAAGTCAGCCAATAAGTTTGATATTTTATTATCAACTAACTTATTATAAACGTCCTTGTTCTCAAATATTGAAGAATCCTCTATCTCAATTTCAGTTAAAGATAGTGGTGATGACTTGTAGCTTCCACGGATAACGTATTTAGATTCCGTTAGGTAAGTTACCGCATCCCCATCAACTGAGAATAATTCTACGCTCTCTCTCAGTGATCTACCGAGATAGTCACCCAGTTTTACTAGGTTTAGGAAAGTTTTGTTACGCGACTCGAAAATGTTAGTTAACATGAATATAACCTTATCAAAACTATTTAGGTATTTTTAATACTTAAATTTTATTTAATTTGCTATCTAGAGACATTTCTTCAACAATTTTAATTGCCTCTTCGCTCAACCCTTCCGAAAGCATCAATTTCTTAAGTTCGGAATAATCTACTTCTTCCATGGCTGTTGGCGGGACGTTCTCCATCCCCTCCTGGCCTCCTGCCTCCATAGGTCCTGGGCCAGCCCCTGCTGCGGGATCCATTCCTGGCATGGCTCCTGGGGCTCCTGGCATCATCGGCTGTCCTGGGGGCATTCCAGCGGCTATGGCACCCATGACTGGATCTTGAGACTGCTCTTCAAGCTTGCTCTTAATATCCTTAATTTCATCATCATTAAGCTGGTAGTAGTTCTTGTAAAGATATTCTAAGGGGAATATATTTAAACCTTTTACCGCTTGGACAACTCTTGCCTTCTGCTCGTCAATATCCAGTTGTCTCTTAGCCGACATATCCGAAGGCTCAGGCAACTTAATTTTAAGTTTGGAGACTGCAAAAGCCGAGAAGCCACGGATTAATAAGTGTCTCTTGGCTATCGTCTCTAAACCAATCTGAACGCACTGCTGGACTCTTAAGATAACTCTGGCAAACTTAACATCGAGCTGGCTCAGGTTAGCCTTTCTCTCTGGGCTCTGATCCTTCTCTACGATGTAATCCTTTGGAATCTTAAGTGTAGCTAGCAGCTTATCTCTAAAGTATTTAACGTCATCTACCTCACCAAGATTCTCAGCACCCTTAAGTGTGTCAATCTTAGTTCCGCTTCCCTTACCATTGACAGCCACGAAGAAGTCCTCGTCCTGTGCTAATGGATTAAATCTAGCGTCAATTTCGCCAGTTGTCCTATTAAAATATTTCTCTTTCTTAAACTTAGACTTCTGAGCTTCAAGATACATCTCAGCCTTCGAAGCTGGCAAGTTACCTACGTCAACGTAGAATATTCTTCTCTCAGGTGCGCGTGAAAGACGATAGATTAACATCGCGTCTTCCATCATCTTAAGTGATTTGTAGATGGCTCTTGCAGCAGCGGCGATGCTCTTTCCATATGGATAATAAGTTGGATCAGAGCTAAACATTCTGAAATGAACGATCTGATTCTTATCTAATGGAATAATTAACTTCTGACCAGTAGCTGTGCCTACCTTGCCGAATAAAGTGTTGTCTGTTTGTAAAGGTATTTCCTGTAAGAAGTCTGTAAGAATACCATGCTGGTTTTCGATACGGTAGATGTAGTTAGGATCAAGAATTTTAATCTTTTGAACACCCTTCTTGATCTCGTCAATATCGACAACTAATTCAATAAAGCAATCACCGTATTTAACTGTGTTTCTGGTTATGTCCCAGATGAAGTTCTCAAGGTTGATTTCTTTAAATAAAGTCTCAACTTCCTCCTTCATCAAGGGATCGTCGGAATCAATCTGCCAGTGGGTGTCATCTAAGTTAGTTTGAGTCGAGTCATCAGCGTAGATATCAAATGCAGCGGCGACTTCTGGATAATCATCCATGTCTTCGAATTCTTGATACCTGCGCTTACGTTCAAGTTCCTCCTCGTTGACAGGAACCATCTGAGTGGTCTTGAACGGGCTGATAGACCCTAGAGGTGTATTCCTAATTAAGGTATCACCCGCTAATGGGTGTGGCTCTGGTGGGACTATCTGCTGCTGGACTGTGCCGTCCTGAGGAACTAATGGCTCATTTCTGCCACTAAGGAACTTGGCAAAAAACTTACCTGATCTGCCAATTGGATAATACCAAGACCCGAACCAGCTTGATATGCTGCCTCTGCTTGGGTTGAATTGTGTGTAACCTGTGTTTTCGTTTAACTTAGTAGCCATTTAAGATCTTCTTCTTCTATTAATCCACCGGGTGTTCTTATCATATATTTAGTCCTAGAGACAGGCAGAATAAATTTATTATCGTCATTCGGCCTATGTTGTATCATAGGCGTATTAGCTCTTATCTCATTAAATCCAAAAACTGCCAACGCTAAACCCATAATTAAATCGTCATGGCAATTAGTGTCTGCCTTATATCTACCCACCTCGTCGATAATAAAAGTTAAAAGTTCATCAACGGTGCGCTCAGAGTTTAATTTAATTTTATTTAATCTTATCGCCTCATCCACCGCAACCAGCATTTGCCTACGATTAGCGTCAGCCATCTGGACACCAATCTCATGCTTTTCGTCTAAAAACAAGTTATCATACTGCTCAACTTCCTTCAGTTGATAGATTAAGTTGTGCCCAATTAAATTTCGCTCTGGGATAATATAAGCAGTGTTATACTCCCTACCGATCTGAGCTAAGATGGTAGCGAACTCATTAATTGGTGTCTTATTAGATTTAAACTCAGCTACCTGCTCGCCCGTATACAAATCTATTACTTGGGCAACTGATGAGTCTAGTCCTCGTCCAATAGAAGTGTCAACACCGATAACATAATCATGATGAGGATGAATCCCACCCCAAGCACGCATACGGTTGTTAAATTTAGTGGAATACTCATTGTTTACTTGCTCCTTTAATTGCTTTAATATTTCGCCGTCAACAAAGGTGTCACCAGTTCCCAAGAACTCAGCTTCATATTCTTGAAGCCACTCTTTATAACTGATAGCTCCCCTGGTAGTTTGCTCCCACTTATCAATATCAATCGGAGGATCTTGCTTAAGTAGTTTCTCATACATCGGTTCATAGCCTGGATGACGGTGGTATTGAGGATGGTCTTTCCAGTTGATGTCGATAGCTTTAAATGAGTTCTCTCCAGCCCTAGCTTCGTTATATTGTCTGTGAAACCAGTTACCAATACCATTAACGGTAGACAGTGCAATAACTGAACCACCTGTTGAAATAATTGGGAATGCAGCAGCCCAAATCGTATCTATATTTTCAATGAACGCAGCTTCGTCCAAAATTAGTAACGAACCTGCAACGGAACGTCCTGATTGTTTAGATGAAGACTTAGACCTAATTTCAGACCCATTGTTAAACTTAAGTGCGTGTGCTGAATCTTTAAGTAATGGTGGCTTCAACCAGTCTGGTAGCTCATCATAGGCGGTCTTCATCCTAGAAAGCACTTCCATTGATGCATCATCATCTTTTGAAAGAATTACAACTTTGTAGTGCGAATTAAAAATACACTTCCAAAGTGCATAAGCAGCGACTAGAGTAGTGCAACCAGCCTGTCTAAACTTTCTAAGGATCGAGAACCTGTTACTTTTAAACTGTTGTATTAAGTTTTGTTGGAAAGGATACAGATCAAAGTTAACCATACCAAAGATAGGGTGAACTACCTTAATAAAGTTAGAAATGAAGTAAACTGGATCTTCCTTGCACTTTCTGAACTCTTTTTCGAGTTTTTTCTTAATTTTATCTTCGGTCATCTATTATCCATCTATATGATATATTCTATTATATGTAGTCGTAAAGATAAGCAACCTATTAACTTTAATAATCTACTTAAGTATTTTAAAGATAGTAATATAGAATGTAGAGTAGCTTATGATCAAGAAGGAGTGTTTCAAGGTTATGCTGAAACACTTAAGTCTTTAAATGCTCAAGATGATGACATAATTATTCTATGTCATGACGACATTCAAATCTTTAGCGACAGGGATCAGTTTGTTAAAACCTTAACCGATAGTTTAGCTTCGGACAGTGTAGGTTTTGTCGGCCCAGTAGGAACTACACTCCTGGGAACAAATGCGATGTGGTGGGATCCTCACCTTCGCCAACAAGGTTACCATCGTGGATTCGTGTTCCAGGGCTCTGACGTTAACCGCTTAAATCCCAACTACTTCGGACACCAAGGTAACGTCGTAGTCCTTGATGGCTTGTTCCTAGCAGCTAAGAAGCGAACCATAGATAAGATTGGAGGTCTAGGTAAGCCCAAGGAGTTCCCGAACGGATGGGACTACTACGACCTTTTCTACACGATGACTGCCTACGAAAAGGGATTTACCAACAAGACCGTGCCTATAATACTAACTCACTACTCCGATGGTGTGATGCGTCCTACCTGGGATGAGAACCGCAAGGAGTTTAGAAAATTGTTTAGATTACCTACGAGGTGTGTGTGATGGACTTAGGATTTTTATTAACTTTTATTTTAATTTGCTACGGTGGAGCTAACGGTATAGTTTACTCAGCCTTGCTAGCCAGACCTAGAGCTTGGATTTCTTCCAAGTCGAAGTTCCTTGAAAAGTTACTATCCTGCCCACTTTGTGTAGGATTTTGGCTCGGAGTCAGTTTTTCTCTTGCAGGGATTAGCTTGATCCACTATTACACACTGCTTCCTACGAGCCTTGCCAGCTTGCTCGCTGACGGGTTTGCAGGCAGTGCATCCGCTTGGATACTCCACCTGCTACTTTACGATAAGATGGTTGGAAAGTAGTCAACATCCTGACGAGCAGTGAGTGACAGGACGCAAACCGAACTGTAGTTTAATTAACATAAGTAATCCTCCTACAAATATATATGTTAGAAATCATCATTTCAGCGTTAGTAACTGTATTTTTTCTAATGTCTTACGATTACTTCCGAGTCTATCGCATCACCATGAGGATGGAAGAAGAAGTGGATCGTTTAGAGGACACCATCGCACGACTTAAGTTTGAGATGGATAAGCACGTAGCTAACTTTAAATCACAATTTAATAAGTTTACGGTATGATCACTATTAACATTCTTCTTGGTGTATTAGTTCTTTTGCTTGGCTACCGTTATTATGAACTTTGCGAAGATATACAAAAGATACGAGAAGATATTGTTAGGTTAGAGATTCTCAGATACAACGGATACGCCGAACTTAAGGACGAACTAAAAATCATTCGCAACCAATCTAACCCACTATCTTATGACTAAAGTTAAAGAATACGTTGAGATCGAAGGTAAGCGGATTGCCGTCACCGCTGAGAACTTAATCAAGGCTTACAAAAAGATGTGGAAGATGCAAGAAGAGCTTGATTCTCTACGGGATTCAGTCTATTATCTGGAACACCGATTCGAAAGGACCTTTTCACTTTAATCATGAGCGATAACTTTAACGAATACACTGACAACGATTTCGAAGACAACGTAGAATACTCCTTCACGACCGATAACTTCGAAGTTATCATGGATCGCATGCGGGGTGTCTCGGACTTCTTTCAGGCTTGTGAAGTAGACTACCTGATCGAGATGTGGCAGAAGTTCCAGAAGCCTAACCCAGATGGAACCTACAACATGAGCGTTAACTTAATCGAGAAGTTTAGCGACTTCCTGGTTGGCGAGAACCTTAACGAATTAGTTAAGAAGGGTCTTGTAGAGTTAGCTTGGTCAGACGAACACAACGACTTCGTATTCTCAGCTAAGAACTCATCAGGAGTCTGAGGGATTAATCATGCCAGAAGTGCTTCACGACGGACTTTACCAAGGTTTGCATTATGATAAACTTCCTGAATTTGCACCCTTGGAATACAGCCTATGGGAGAGCGCATATAATAAAGTAGAAGATATTGAGCATGAGATTGAGATGTGTGAACAACAACTCGATATGCTAGAGAGAAAGCGGGATCGTCATAAAGAAATTCGTGTTCGCACTTGGAATAGACTCGCGCAGGTAGCAAATGCCGCCTTCGCAGCAAACGGATTTAAGGAGTCTGATAATGGAAAGCATGCTGGAATTTAAGTTAGAGTTCGGCTCAGGTAATAGAGCGGTATACAATGTTATTTTCAAGAAAACTAACCTGCAAATAGGCCAAGTATTCGAAGAGGAATACGAGTGGCTATACCAACAAGGGCTTAGAATCGGAGCTTGCTACAACTCTCGGATGTTGTGTGAGATAACCGAATTCATGAAGCCACTCCAAGAAGAGTCTGATAAGAGATTCGCTGAATCTGTAAATAACTTTAATCTATGAATTTAAATAACGGTGAGTTCCATTGGGAGATTGCAATACTCCTCTTCTTTGGATTTATTGCATATGATTTCATTTATGCAATATATTACATATTTGTAAGCAAGAAGAAAGCATTCATGGCTTCCAACGCAGCAGTCGCACTCTATCTGATTGGTAGCTTCTCAACCATCGCATACCTTGGGAACTACCTTTACCTAGTTCCAATTATCCTCGGATCCTACATCGGAACTTATATCGCAGTTAAGTATTTTAGTGACATTAAATAACCGGATTCCAACTAAGGGATCCCTTTAGGTTTTTATGTATCCTTATACTTGTATTAGCTGTGGGACTCACTTCGAACTTAATAAGAGAGTTACCATAACTAAACGTCGATGCTCCTACTGCAATTTTCCTATCTATACCCAAGAAATAGATAGACAAGCTAATGAGAGACGTAAGAAGGAACAGGAGGAGACTATAATCGCATTGGTTATTTCGATCCCTCTTTTAATTTTTTATTTTATTTTTTTCCAATGATGTTCTTGGGCGGATGGGACCCTTTAAGTTTTTTTAACTTTTGATTTGATATTATAAGATAGGTCCTTCGTATATGGGGCGAAGCCCATGCCAACATGGGACCCTACGACGCGTTTTTTTCCGGTGGGAATATGTTTGCACAGACCATTGTGCCATGCTAGAATGCACCCCATGATCCGCACGATGCTCGCTCTCCTCCTCATCGCAGCCCATGCAATGCCCCAGGCTCTCAAGGTGGCCGATCTTGATGCCATGAGGGTTGAGCATAGGGCGTTCTTGGATGCTCTGGCCCAGGTCGAGAGCGGTGGCAAGGACGATGCGGTGGGGGACAACGGCAAGGCCATTGGACGGATGCAGATCTGGGAAATCTACCATGCCGATGCAGTCCAACATGTCCGAGCCATCGGAGGGCAATATAGCGACTGCAAGGGCAAGGCATATGCCGAGCGCATCGTTATGGCCTATCTGCACCGATACGGGAAGCAAGCTCTCAAGGACAAGGACTACGAGAAGCTCGCCCGCATCCACAATGGTGGTCCGCGTGGGCACACCAAGAGTGCGACTGTAAAATACTGGCGCAAGGTCGAAAAGGCTCTTGCATCCAAGTGAGAACTAGCTAGAATCCAAACCATGGAAAACTTCAAATACCTCTCGCAACTGTTCTTCGACCGTCGAGTCCTTTTCGGTAAGGAGTTCTACGGTGCATGCTGCAACATCTCGATGGCAAAGCACGCTGCGATGGAGTTGTATTGCGTGTTGTCGCCAGAATACCGCGAGATCGAAGCAGAGTTGAACCTTGCTCGTAGGTGCCTGGATGATGCAGAAGCGATCATGGAGGCAACTTTCAACCGTATTTCCAAGAAGTTCAAGGAGAAGAAGTGACCCCAAAAGAATACGCCAAGAAGTATTGGGTGGGCCAATCTGCGCTCGCCGGATACTTTCCCAAGATCTCAGAGGGTAGCTGCAAATGCTGCGGAGCGTATGGGCAGAGGTTTGCCAGCCTTTGCAAGCATTGCTACGAAAAGGCTACCAAGTAGTGTAAAACTTACAAGCCCGCTGCCGCGAAGCGGCTAACTTCTTATTCTACAAGGGTTTACGTCATCCAAAACTTTTCTAAGATTCACGCTTGAACCCGTCCGATAAGTTGCTAGAATCTACACCATGAACCCGACGAGCTACAAGGTTACGATTAAGTCGGCCAACGCTACGACCTTCCACTACTTCGAAACCATGCAAAAGGTTGTGGCATTCTGTTTCGACCTGTATGCTATGGCAGAGTCGATTGGCGTGAAGATCGACATCGAGCTTGAAACTGGCTGCTACGATTCACGCGGCTACGAAGTAGGGATGAACTAACATGAACAACGACATTCGCGTCCAAGTCTATCGGAACATTCGGAAGAACTGCTTCTCGGTGCGGGATAAGGCCACGCGCAAGGTAATCGGGCACGTTCAAGAGATTAGCTTGAAGGATTGCACGATGCACGCCAGCCTCTCTGGTATCTCGCGCATCCGGTCGAAGCGTCGCAAGGCAGTAGTCGCTTGGATCGAGGGCACTACCTTCTCGCCAGAGAACCAGCAAGAACTTTCTTGCAAACAACACGGCATTTTCTTTAACCCTTACCAAAACGATACTTGGGTCGATCATCACGGCTACCCTATCGCCCGGGCGAATGTGGTTCAGCTTGTGATGGCTGGCCCGAGTGCCTGGGTATGGGCTAATGCCTGAGCGATTGTAAAATCTACAATCGCGCTGCCGCGCAGCGGCTAAGTTCTTATTTTGCAAGGGTTTAGGTCATCTGCGCACCCAAACTTCGTGCCACAAGTTTTCTAGCTTTTCGGCTTGAATCTAGCGCGCAACTTCCTAGAATCTACCACATGAAGCTCACCGCATCGCATCCCGCGCTGACCGAAGCCCGCACAATCCACGTTGGCGCAATCCGTCAAGTCCTGCCCAATAGCGTATTGCTGAAGCCTGCGGCGGACAATGCAAAGCTTGGCAAGGGCCAGAGCACCATTCGCAAGGGCGCATGGCGTGGGATGCCTCTCTTCACGCTCACGCTCCCCGAGCGCAGCACCTGCCCAAGTGACTGCCTGCGGTGGGACGTTTGCTACGGTAACGGCATGGCGTTCGCCCATCGTTGGCAGCCTAGCCCCGAGTTCGAAGCAAAGCTAGAGCAAGAGATCGCAACCCTCGCCCGCTTCTATCCTCACGGCTTCGTGATTCGCCTCCACATCCTGGGCGACTTCTACTCGGTCCAATATGTCGGTCTGTGGTTTGCAATGCTGGCAAAGCATAGCAACCTGCACGTTTTCGGCTATACTGCTCGGCATGGCCACGATCCCATCTGGACGATGCTACACCGTGTCCGCGTGGTATATGGCGACCGCTTCTGGATTCGTCAATCTCGCAACGAGGCACACGACCGCCAAAGCCCAGAACTAATCTACGCCAGCGAGGAAGGCACGGTTTCCAACGCCATTGCCTGCCCGGAGCAAACGGGCGCAACCGATAGCTGCCTATCATGCGGCCTATGCTGGTCAGTTAATCGCACAATCTCATTCCAGGATCACGACAAACTCAACAAAGCACGCCGCAATGCGAAAGCCGATACAGCTCGAAAGGCTATGGTTTCCACTCCTCCTTATCTTCCTGCTCATAGCTAACTTCATACTCTACAAGGACTTACTACAATGAAGCCATCAATCCCAATGGACACTTACCTCCACAATATCTCATTGGACCTTTGCGTCGCATTTAAATATTACTATGCGCGCAATGAAATGCAAATCGCCAATGAACTGCTGACGGCATATCGCAATATCCGCCGCCAGATTAGCAAGGGCACTGACGGCAAGCGAGTTGGCTCGCGGCAGGCATACGAGGCCATGCAGCCGTAAGTCCTTGAAATATAAGGACTTATGCCCGGCGGGCAGCGGCGCAGCAGCTAACTTCTTATTTTCCAAGGGTTTACGTCATCGACAAGTTTTCCTAGATTCCCGCTTGAATCTAGCGCGGAAGTTCCTAGAATCTACAGCATGAACAAGAACGCAATCGACTCGCTGATCGTTGAAGCCTTCCTGAGCAAGATCGACCTTCCCGACGTTGAGGCGTGGGTTCGCAGGCAGGCCCAGAACGATAGCATCGTTCTCACCGAAGTCTACTGCATCCGCGTCATTCTCGACTGGATGATGGACAAGAGCCAAGAAGAGCGTGAAGCTCAACTCTGAGCTTGCATCCGATCAAAACCTTGCTAGAATCCAATCCCATGGAAACCATCGCAATCGTTCGCACTTCTTCGATCTCTGGTAAGCAGAACACTAGGGAGATTCCGATCTCGGTCGAAGCCTACGCCCTAGGAATGCAAGCCTGGAAGCGTGGCGAACTGATCCAGAACGCTTTCCCCATGCTCTCGCCCGCTGACCGCGAGTTCCTCATGTCGGGCATTACGCCTGAGGAGTGGGACGAGATGTTCAGCGACGAGGACTTCGAAGATAGCTGATCCCGTTGTAACTTTTACAACGCGGCCGCCGCGAAGCGGCTAACTTCTTATTTTCCAAGGGTTTACGTCAACTACCAACCCAAACTTCGTGCCACAAGTTTTCTTCAGTTAGTGCTACAATCCATCCGACAACTTGCTAGAATCTACCCCATGAGCAACTTCTCCGATCTCCAATCCTCCGTCCCCTCTCTCTTTGCCACCACCCCGCACGAATCGCGGAGCGAGCGTTACAAGTTCGTGAGCACCAAGGAATACTTGGACGCCCTCGACGCCCGTGGTTGGCTCGTTGTGAATGCTCGGCAGGTTAATACCCGCAAGAGCACGCCCGAGCACGCGAAGCACTTTGTGACGTTGCGTCACAAGGACCACGGCGCAACCCGTTCGGACCTGGGCACCGTAGTCCCCCAGATCTCGTTCGTCAACTCCCACAACGGCACTAGCCGCGTGGCGTTCCTCTACGGTATGTTCCGCATGATCTGCTCCAACGGCTTGATGGCTGCGACGGGCGAGTTTATGGCGCAGACGTTCTTGCACAATCGCTCGGCCAAGGAAGCTGCCGACATTCTCACCGAAGACTTCTTTGTGCGCTCGGAGCGTCTCGTCGAGACTGCGGATCGGTGGGCAAGCGTCACGCTCGACCAGGATCAGACCCTGGAACTTGCGACGGCTGCTCGCAATATCCGGTTCGGTGCCGATTCCCTGGTCGATCCGCTTTCGCTCAACGTGGCCCGTCGTGCCGCAGATAACGGGAACAGCCTCTGGCTCACTTTCAACCGTATTCAGGAAAATATCACGCAGGGCGGAATCCGCTTCAACGGGATGCGTCGCATGAGCCGCGCAGTAACCAATATTGCGCACGATGTCAACTACAATACGGAACTTTGGGCCGCAGCCGAGAATCTTCATCTGCAACTCGGCTGATCGGCTCGGCACGCCGCTTGCGTGAGAGAATGACCTAACCCCTTGAAATATAAGGGTTTAGGTGCGGCGCGGCAGCCGCGAAGCGGCTAAGTTCTTATTTCACAAGGGTTTACGTCATCAGGTCACCCAAGAAGTGTGCCAAACTATTTTCTGATTTTCCCGCTTGCATCCTCCGTCCAACTTGCTAGAATCCACCGCATGAAAGCTAACCCGACCTCGGAAGTCTTCGCCCTCTTGCGCATCGTCGATACGTGTCTGATCATGTCGTCGATCTGCACCTCGGATCCGATTGCGACCTTGCAAGCGATCCGCGAAGAGTGTAAGAAGGTAGCCAAGATCGAGAATGACCTCGGCATCAAGCCGTGCGCCGTCATCCAAGACCTTTTGGAGAACCCCAATGCAATCTGAACCCAACGAACCCGCTCCCCGTAAGCTTTACTACGTCGAAGGCCACTTCGACCAGCGCACCTACTACACCGCTTGGATCGAAGCCGACTCCAAGTCGGAAGCCCAGGACGTTGCGGAGATGATCGACCATCACGACGCGATCAGCTTTCTGCGTGAGGTGAAGGGCTACGTCGAAACCGATGCCGAGTGCTTCTCGGCGGACCATTACCGGGCCATCGCCGTCGATTCGACCAAGGATCACTTGGTGATGCCCGACCATGCCGAGACCAACCATGCAAACTAAGTTTAAAATCCACCTAGTTTCCCCTCGGCTCGGCTTGACGTTCTGTCGGGCGCAGACCAGCAAGGGGAACACAACCCGCAAAGTTGAGAACACAACTTGCAAGAACTGCATCCGAGCCCATCAGAAATACCAAGCTGTGATGGGTGCGATTGAGTGTTTGACTTTTCGTCCGATGACCCTATCATAGCCTAGTTGAGCCTGGGCACGAACGAGCCTTCAACTCGGAGTGAAATCTTAGGCTTGACTTTTCACGGGACCGTAGCTCAGTTGGTAGAGCAGTAGACTTTTAATCTATCGGTCGAAGGTTCGATCCCTTCCGGTCCTACCATTAGGCTTGACTTTTCCTACACCATACACTAGGATACCCTCATGGAAACCAAGACCCTGCAATACGTTTCTCTCAGTGAGATCTTCCAGGACTGCGACGAGATCCTGCAATGGTTCGGAGAGCATTCGGACCTTACCTGGGGTGGTGCTACCTTTACGCTAACCTCCCTCAATAGGATTGCGGTCGAGGTGGACTTTGCAAAGGTATACTACCTCACGCAGCCAGAAGTGCTGGATCAGGCTAACCTTGTGCTGCAAAGGTTGTCGGATCTCCCTCGGGATACCATGGTTGACCTCGAAAGCTGAGGCTTGACTTTTCCTACACCATACACTAGGATACTCACATGAAGGTTCATGCCATCGCCTGTGTTTCCGCCAGTGATCTCTTCTGGGGCTGCGAAGAAGCTTTCGATTGGTTTGTAGAGGCTACTGATTTCACCTTTGGTGACGCTAACTTTACACTGATCACCCCCGAAAAGATTTCCAAGCTTTGCGAAGACGCAATGAAAGTTTACCGTAATGAGATCTACGATCAAGTTAAGATTGTGATTGAAAGGTTACATAATCTTCCAACCGGGATTCTGATCGACCTCGAAAACTGAGGCTTGACTTTTCCAACCCCCTACCCTAGAATACTCACATGGTCAAAGTAAACAACTCGGATAAAGTTTTCACTATGCCTCTTACTAAGGCTACGATTGCACCTATGACATGGTTCGAATACCATGGGCAACTTTACATTGCATTCGAATGGCAACACGATGCAAGTTTTAATCCCGTTAAGACTACCTTGAGGGCTGTCTGCTTCGATCCAACCTATGGTGCCATCGAATCCCTTTTCACGGAAAGCCCAGATTTCCAAGTTAGGCTCGTCTACGATAAGGATGTTTCCATCAACTATACCACTGCCAAGAACCACGTATAAGGGCTTGACTTTTCTGGCCCCTACCCTACAATAGAGGATACCATGAAGAATAAGTTTGAAACCAAGTTTAAGAAGATCAAAACTAACGACGGGGATAAGATTGTAGCCCGAGTCTGGGATACTTATTCTCAGGTGTGGCGACTGTTCTCTGATTATGATTCTATCCCACCTAGCATTAAGGCTGCAATGATGCCTGAGGAAAGGGATCTGATTTACATCAAGCTGGCTTGACTTTTCCCACCCCTATCCTATAATAGCCTAGGCAATCCCGGTGTCCCCTCCAGTCGTCTTATACACGACCGACATTAAACAGGGGGGTGGTAGTCAAAGTGTTCAACTCACTCACCGGGGACCAATACGTGGGCGTAGTCCAACAGGCAGGAGACAAAGAACTTAAAATTCTTCCAGTGTGAGTTCGAATCTCACCGCCCATACCATTTAGTAGTCTTCGATAGGTTTAGAGTGCCTTATTATGTGGCAATTAGCGCATAATAGGACACACTTATCTAGTTCTTTGATAATCTTTTCCCAACAACGTAGCCTAAGTTTACCCCAATCTACATCCTTCTCTTCAGGATTTAAATGGTGGAACTGATAAACTTCAGGGCGATCAAATTTAACTTTGCAATCAGAGCAACAGTTACCTTTGTATTCTATAGCCTTGACTTTTACAGCTTTCCATCTTTTCATTTGAACTGAGTGCAGGCATGGCTTACAATAGCTTTGTGAGTCTTTTCTGTTCGGTCCTCTTGAATAAAATTCAGATAAGTCTTTAGATAGGTTACACTTAGAGCATGTTTTCATAATAATAAGCCCTCGTCCGTTAATTAGATAAACGAGCAGATTTCTAATCTGCCCCTATTGGTGCAAATCCAATCGAGGGTGCCAATACTTATATAGGATAGAACAAAAAAATTCTATCCTATATTTCACCTTAAACCTTGACTTTTACAATGACTCAAATTAACTACGAACAGCCTTGGATTCCCTATACTGAGGACTATACCAAGGATAAACCTCTCACTCTCCCTAACGGTAAGATCTTTGAGTGCGATATTAAGATTGCACTTGGAAATTGGGCCTGGGATAAGGGCTTGACTTTTGCAGGGGTGGTATCTGAGGATGAAAGCTTTGGATTTGAAATTAATATTAAATCCAATCCCGATAATCCTAAAGATTGGATTTACAACATCTGATAACCTTGACTTTTCTAAGGAGTTAAAATAATGGATTTGCGAGATAAGTTTGGTAAAGTTATTGGTAGATTAGTAAATAATGGTGGTGGAGATATGAAGCTTTATGATTCAATCGGAGCTTATATCGGATCCTATAGTTCCAGTAACGATTCCACCTATAATAAGTATGGAGCTTACTATGGTTCTGGTAATCTCCTCACATTGCTCTTAAATGAACCTTGACTTTCTCAGGCAGGATCGTATAAAGTAATACACCCATTCGTATATCCGTCATAACAACAGCCAATACCTTAGAACTTAAATGGGAAATGAGAGTGCGAGACTCTCTCCTGCCACCAATCTTTAACCTTGACTTTTATAGACCCCTTAAGATTAAGTTCTTAGGGGGTTTTTTTTATTTATCCAATGATAATCCGGTATCATCGTATGCTTTTTCCCGTGTGAAACATAGAAATTATATCTAACCTTGACTTTTATAAGGTTTGGATTATGATTGGATTTAAAGTTTGGGCTTAGTTGAAAGCATTGTATGAGCTTGAATGGCTTTGAATCGTTATGCACTATAATGCATAATCATATCAAAATAAGCTTTAATTTCAATGGTTTAATGTAATTATGCATTATATTGCATATTATTCAAATAATGGGTAAAAGTGGTATTATGTGGGATTGAGTGGAAAACTAATCCATTTCAATCCCATCCTATACATTAATTATACCACTGCTCTCTACATTATCCATTGATTTTGATACCTCTAGTCATTACCCAGTCTTCGTATATAATGATACTTCCATCTGGCATATGACCATACTTAGCACTCTTAGTCAGATTATCCTGGGCAGTAAGTAACTGCAGATTGTTTATATTACCTGCCTCCATTAGTTCACTCTTTATTGTTAAATCGAACCAAGCTAATGGTATCTTATGATCTATTACTAATTTACCGTCTAGGAAGTCTTGTAGTGTATATCCTTCTGGCATAGTCTTTAGTAATCTATTGAGTGCATCTTCATACGAGCTTACGCCCAAAATTTTAAGTGTGCGTTCAGACTTTCTCTTCCTCGCCATTTTAAATAATCTTAAGGTTGCTCTTCTAAGATTTATTTTTGATTTAAAGTTTGGGTCTACTTTACGCTTGTTTTTTGCATATTCATTATGTTGTTCAATTATCTTAACTCTATTATCTCGATAATATCCCACATCACAAATCTTACATTTAGGTTGTAATCCAGATCTATCTCTAGAAGACCTATTAAACTTTTCAACAGGTAAGTTTAGTTTACATTTAAAACAAGTTTTAAACTCAAGATTTAAAGGGTTATCAATACCTTTATTACGTTCTGTGATTCGTTCATGACGCTTTTTAGCATCTTGTGAACAACAACTTTTACATCGGGGTCGTAACTTACTCTTACACCCAGAATGTTTACTAAATCTTTCAACAGATAAACTTAACTCACACTTACTACAAACTTTTAATTGAATATTTAATTGATCCATAAAATAATTAATGCTCACCTGATTAGGGGTGAGCATCATTATAGACTATATTGGTCTAATTACAAGAGATTATGGTAATTGTCGCTTATCCGTCTTCTGGGATCTGGCTACCTGTCTTTGAGCTTCTGGCTTATTACCACTCCTTCTTGCTTCTCCAGCCAGCTTTAGAGCGTTAGCGGATATACCCCCGTCAGAGAATCTTCCCTTTAGAAGTTTATCTACTCTGTGCCCCGAATCTTTCTTTAGTGCTTGTTGCTTTGCCTTGTTAGCCTTAGCTTGTTCGCTAGATTCATTGTAAGTATCTCCCTGACGAAGATTATCTCTACCTACTGCCAGCTTTTCTGATTTATTCGTTGGGGTTCTTGGTTTCTTCTTGGCTCCCGCTAATCTAACTGCATGATCATCCGCAGCCTCGCTCTCACGACCTGATAAGCCTCCTGGCCCAGGTGCCTCTTGGTGCCTTATCTTAGAAACAAATGCATTCTTGGCTGCTTTGTTAGCTCTAGCTTGTGGACTTCTTTCATCGAGTCGATCTTGAATAAACATATCAACTCTGGCTTCTAATAAAATGTTAAGTATTCTTTGATATACGTTCATTATTTCTTCCTCGCTCCCATTCTTCTCATTAGCGCAAGTTTAGATGCGCCCTCTCCTGATCCTGGCTTTGAGATATCCGCTGCTCTTCTAGCTCTGTTGCTAGTTTTAGCTTCTTCTCTGCCAACTTTTTCACTTTCTGGCGGCTTGTAATCACCGGATGCCTGCCAAGCTTTTACTGCTGCCCTGTTCTTTCGGGCTTGTTCACTCTTTTCATCAAGACGATCCTGAATGAACATATCGAATCTAGCTTCTAATAGAATATTAATTATTCTTTCGTATGTATTCATGGTTTAGCCTTAGTCCAAATCTGCGGTTGTCCCGTCAGGATTGTGTCTGACTCTAAATTTACCTTTTGATCCACCATAGGCCGTTTCTACGTGCCCTCTACTCCCCCTGTTTCTCCGTTTAGCTTCCCTTTCCTGTCTAGCCTTAATCATGGCATCCTTCTCTTCTGGAGTTGGATACTTTCTAGGTTGGGCGGGTGGATCATCTGCTTCCGTCAACATGTCGAATAAAACTCCAACCATCCGATTTTTCAGGTTAGTTGATGAATCCTCTCTCTTGGATGGCTTTGGCTGTGGAGTAGTTGGGGAACCTACACCCGCCTGTATTCTATCGAATATTTTCTTAAATTCTTCCTTCCCATACTTTCTTGGTGGGTTTGAACTTGGTGGCTTCTTAGCTTTCTCCTCAGTGATTCTAGTAAATAATCTGCTAGCCATTAAAGCACTGAAGTCTGTAGAAGCATTCTCAGCCGACATTTGAGCAGGGGCAGCAGCAGCGGGATTGGCAGAAGACTTCTTCTTTGCTCTGTTTATTCCCCTTAGTATTTTTTGATTGTCAGCTTTAACTTGGTTTCTCTGCTGCATGGCGGCTAATTTGCCTGCTGCGGAAGTCCCGCGGGAGGCGGCTGCTTGTGGTGCCGCTACGGGAGCGGGAGCAGCGGCTGGTGATGGTGCTCTCATTGAGGATATCTTTTGCTTTGCAGCATCCCACCCCTTTTTCATTAAATTAACTCCACCCTTGACAGCACCTCTAGCCAAGCCGCCAACGTGCTCGCCAGCGGACTTTCCAGCCATGAAGTTCTTGCCAAAGTCTCCAGCAAAACCTCTAACTTTATCTCCAACTGCTCGGCCTATGTTTCTGCTATTCTTGCCACTTTGAGCGGAAAACTTATTATTTCCAGCGAGTGCCCCGGCGAAACCGCCTATGTTTCTTCCGACCATTCTTGCACCGCTACCTATCGCACCGCCGATCTTTGAGCCTACATTACGAGTGACTCTACCTGCCGCAGTGCCTAGATCCTCACCTCTCTTCTGGCCTAATAGACCACCAAAGAATCCTTCAAGGAGAAGGTTATCATCAAAATTAAAATGATCTAAGTTCTCGACTAGAAGTTGTGAGTTTAAGCCGTCGAATATCCCGGCTTCTAACAGCTCTCCCACTAATTCATCTAGGGAGCTTTCACTTAATTTGCTAAAGTTTACACCTTCTGAAATTAAGAAATCTGTTACGGATAAGATATATCCTTTGTGGTAATCAATTGAATACTGAATATTTTCTGACATTCTGTTCTCCTTGCATATCTATTTACCCTTGCAAGGAGGCAATTTTAATTATTTTTTTACATTAAAAATAATCTTTGGATTCTCGGTGTCGGTCCAAACTTCAATACACTCTTTGATATTTAATTTAACTATATCAAAGTTATAACTTAAAGCATGGATATGAGGCTGATCCTCTACCCATGCTCTGTATAGATCGTCTTCCTTTGTAATAGTTACTTTAAATGCAGGTTTAGCCTTCATCACTAGTCCCCTGAATCATCTTCTGAGTCTCTACGTAGCTGTCGAACATGATTGCCTTAGAGATCAGCATATCAAGCTCATATGCAAGCGTGTGGGTGTATAGGCTGCCCTCTGGGAGATCCTTAGTGTCATCCCCATGCTTCTGGAATCCATGCAACCTGAAGCGATTGTAGCCGTTATCCTCAAGCTCCTGGAGATAGCGCAGGAAAATATTAACTTCCTCGTATTTCGTCATGTTGATCATATTGTTTAGCCTGATAAAGTTCTAATTGTGATTAATCTGGCAGGAGATCGGCCAACCGATTAACGTCAATCCACACATCACGCGGCACAACTTCCACCGACTTTAATGTTGACTCGCACACTGCCATCGTTATATCGCGTAAGGCACGGATGGCATTTCGCTCCTCGACGCTGAATCCTTCCCTCGGGCGGCATTGATTGAAGAACGATATAGCGTGTTCAATACGTGATAGCAGATCATCAGTAAGTTTTATTTGAGTAGTCATAATTAATTGGAGCGGACAGTGGGATTCGAACCCACGACCAACAGCTTGGAAGGCTGTGACTCTACCACTGAGTTATGCCCGCATAAATGGAGCTGAAAGCAGGACTCGAACCTGCGACCTGAGCTTTACAAAAGCACGGCTCTACCAACTGAGCTATTTCAGCGTTCCCAGTATTCATCTTCCCCTGAGTAGGGAGTAATCATACTGTCTCTAGCAATGTTATAATAGATGCTAGCACGCTTTCTTTCCTCATCTAATTCATCACAAAGACGATGAATTGCACAGGAATAATGCCACTTATGGCATTCGCCTGAATGGGTAGTTCCTTCGTGCATCGGGGGCCACTTCTCTCTGAGAACTTTTGTGTCGATTGGGTCCATGCGGGAATTATAGAGTCTGAAGTTCAAGGATCAAGGATTTTTAATTATTTCCTTCATGTCGCGGTCATTAATTCCACGACCATGAGTGTAAGAATTA